CCAGCGGGTTCATTGACAAGTTCCAGAAAGCCCCCAGGGCGGCGCCTACTCAGATTACGAAGGGTGGGGCGAGGGGGTCGCCGGCATCGGTTAACGTCTAACCCGTACACCAGCGAGTTTCCCGGCCAAGTTGCGGTGTACGTCGAAGCCCACTCCGGCCAGCAGCGGGGACCCAGACGGCATCCCGACGGATGCGCAACTGCAAAGCGTCCTGGACGCCATAGAACTAGACGCCGACGGCCTAGCGTCCCGCCGCCCGGCCGGTGCGCTTGTGAACGCCTTCCCGATTGAACGGGTCGAATTTCAGGTGACGGTTGACGGCCTGGATGTACTGGAACCGGCAACGGTTGAAGTCCGCGTGACCGACGCTTTAGAAAAATACTTTTGTCCCGGGAACCTTATATTTTCGGCCTGTCCGTCCCGCCTAGAACGGACCGCATTTCACAGGGCCAGTGCCGGGTAGTCAGCGACATTGTCAGCGCGTCCGGCGGCGTTTTCAACACCGTTACAGTTCGGACCGGAACCATAGCCGTCGCCATTTTCTCTTTAGGAACCGGCAAAAAGGCGAAGCTTGACTCGGTGACTTTTTCATGACTTTTTTTCGCGCGTTCCAGCACCTGTTGCCGAAGGCGCGCGCGTGGCTGCTAACGCCAGAGAAACCCCTCCGCAAACTGTTTGAAGGGCTGTCCGGCGTTGGGGCCGACGCCAAAGAGTTTATCGATAACGTTTGGCTGGACCTATTCCCGCAATCAACGCGCGAACTGGACAAGTGGGAGCAGCAATTCGGCCTGCCGTCTTCTGACTTAAACACCCAGGGCCGGCGCGAGCGTTTAGACGCGGAGTGGAAAGCCTTGGGCGGACAAGACCCGCGGTACTTCCAAGACGCTTTGCGCGGTGCCGGGTTTGACGTTTACGTGCACGACTGGTGGGTGCCCGGGTCCGAAGCCGCCGTGGGTGCAAGCGCCGCCGCTACGCCCCGCAATCCGCTGCAGTACCTGGAACGCGGTTCGCCCGGTTTTGAAAGCCTGGTCGAATGCGGGGAACCGCTGGCGCAATGCGGTGAAGCGTTCGCGGAAGCCGGCAACATCCTGGAGCCCATCGGGCTTGCGCTTGTTAACAAAGTGGTCGAAACAATCGCCGACACATTGCCGCTGTGCGGCGAAGCGTTTGTAGAATGCGGGGCCGCCGGCGCTATTGCAGGCGATTACGACCAGTTTATAAACCAGACTAAAGAGTACACTGTCCCGGCGTCGCCGACGTTTTGGCCGTTCTTTTTCTACATTGGCGGAGAGACCTTCCCGGAGCAAGCGACCGTGCCCGAAGCGAGGCGCGACGAATTTGAAAATCTATGCCTAAAGATCGGCCCAACGCAATTGTGGCTCGGGCTTTTGGTCCGGTTCACGTAAGGAGATTACAAATGGCCATTGTTCCAGAAACGCAATACGCGGGCAAAATCACGCCCGCAACTCCGGCCTACCCGCTAGGGTCGGCGCGAAACATCACCGTGCCAGGCGACGGCACCGGCACGCCCTGGGAGCAGGCGCTGGTGAATGACCTGTTCGGGTTCCAGCAAACACTGCTGGCACGCGCAGCGATTACCGCGTCGGGCTTTCCTGACAGCGTGACGGCGCCGCAGTATTACCAAGCGCTGCAGACTTTGGGCGTTATGGATTACGACGCGGCCCGCACGTACCCGGTCGGGGCGTTTGTAAAAACCGCGGCGGCGGTCTACCAAGGTTTGACGGCGGGCAACGTCGGAAACAACCCGGACAGCGACGGCGGCACTAATTGGGGGTCCGTTGGCCACACTTGCCGCACTGGCCACGAAAGCGGACAAAGCGAGCGAAACGGCCATAACGGGGACCGCAACGTTTACAAACGCCAGCAACAACATAGCACTACCCGGCATCGGCTCCATCGGCCTTGAGATCGGCGACGTTGTGCAGGTAACGGGAACGGCGAGCAACAATAAGCTGTTCACGGTTGAGGTACTAACGGACAGTGGGAACGTTATTGTTAATCAGGCTCACGCGGGCGGCACGACTACAAAATCCTTAGTTAATGAAACTATAATCACAACCGTAACGCTTTTGACAAAATGGTTTAACGCCGCCGCAGGCTTGGGGCAAGGATACGCAAACGTCACTGCGCAAAGGTCTTTGAATGTGACTTATACAAACAGCACACAAAGGTCTATTTCTTTATGGACCGGGCAGTCTGGTGAAGGCGGGGGTGGTCCGACTACAAAAGTGGATGGTCTTGGGCCTAGTGTAGACGGGGTAGCAAATGCACTTTTTACAAATTTTTGCAACCGCGCCGCCGGGATCAGAATTTGAGTATTCTGGAAATACAGGTGCTATCTTTGAGCAACGCTAAATTGGGGATAAAATGACTAAATACTATACAAACGAAAAAGGAAAATGGTTTGCTGACCCTATACTAGCGAACCAAACCGGCCTGATTGAGCGAACCGAGGAGGATTTCAACTTTCTTTTTGACAGAACAAAACACGCCTACAACCGACCAGCTTTTGCAGCAGCTAACGCAGGCGCGCAAAGAGCAAGAGCGCCAAGGCGTAACAATCAACGGCATCCGCTACGCAGGCGACCCCGGCAACCGGCAGGCATTGCAAGAGGCTATTGAGTTTATGAATGACGCGGGCTTAACAGAGTTCCCGCGCTTTAAAGATTCGGACGGCGCGTTCCACGCCGAGCACCCACTGGCCGACGTGATGGACGCTTATCGGGCCATAGGCGCGCGCCGGGTTCAGCTAATAACGACCGAGGGCGACTACGCGGAACAGGTGGTCGCCGGCACCTTAACCGATTTAACCGACCTGGTGTGGTCATGAACAAAACTAAAATAGCGGTGGGCGTTTTTGCCCTGGTACTTATTGCGGCGGGCTATGCAATGAACGCCCGCGCGGATTCGGTACATATGGGGCTTGGCAAGTCTGTTGTAAACTCGCAGCTAGTAGTGGGCGAAGTTGGCTATGAGCGCAACGGGTGGGAAGTGCAAGCCGCGTTGATGGAAAGCGGCGACACGAAGAACGGCCAGCAGGACCAGTTATCAATCTATTCTGTTTCGTACATAACGGAACCGGGGTGGGGGTACAAGGGCGTAGAACCTTATATACGTCTAGGCGTTAGCCACAACACCGGCAGCGAGTTAGTCGGAACAAGTAACTTCCGCCTGGGTGCGGGCTTAAACTTTACCCGGGTGTTTCGACTTGAATACGTACACCACAGTTCCGCAGGCATCCACCAAACCAACACGGGCGTCGATTACGTAATGCTTAATTACATAACGCCGGCGCCCTGGTAGCAGAACGGGGAAGCAACTATGAAAATTAAAAAGGTAATAATTCACGCAGCCGACACGCCCGCCGACATGGACATTGGCACGGCGGAGATACGCCGCTGGCACGTCGAGGGCAACGGCTGGTCCGACATCGGGTACCACTACGTTATCCGGCGCGACGGCGTAACCGAAACGGGCCGGGACCTGGACGGCGACGGCGACATAGAAGAGGAAGTCGGCGCCCACGTTTACGGGCACAACCGGGGCACCCTGGGCGTTTGTATGGTCGGGGGCATGCCGGGTTGCAACTTCACGTCCGCCCAGTGGCCCGCTTTGGCTTTTCTAATCCGGGACATACTGGAACGGCACGGCCTAGGCGTCGGTGACGTGTACGGCCACAGAGACTTCGACAACGGCAAGACGTGCCCGACGTTCGACGCGCGGGCCTGGGCTTCGACTTTGGAGGTGCGCCGGTGAAACTTTGGGACGTTATCAAGACGGTGGGCAGCGGCATTATCAGGGAGGTTGTGCCGGGCGGCGGTATTCTGGTCGATGCGGTGAACGAGTTTTTGCCGGACGATAAGAAGCTGCCGGGCAACGCCACCGGCGGGGACGTTAACAACGCCCTGCAGTCGCTACCGCCGGCGGACCAGGCGCGGCTTCTGGACAAAGAGTTCGACGTGGACCTGGCCCAGATCAGACAAAGCAACGAGACGGTGCGCGCTATGCTGGAAGCCGACGCAAGAAACCCGCAGAGCACCCGGCCGCGTATCGCCCTGGGCGCTTTCCGGTTGTCGCCTTCGCGGTCGTCGTCGCCGTTTCGGCCTGGGGTACGGCGTCTTCAAGTCCGGCGACCCGCTGGCCGCCGCGTCGGCGTCCTGGCCGTTCATTCTTCCGTTATTGG